GACGCATTGATTACCGAGGTGTTTCACAAATCCTTGAAGATGTGCAAAAGGGTAGAAACTTCTTTTATTCTAATGAGCTAGAGCAAGCTTCAACTGCTCCCAAGGTGAAGTGGTTAATGGCTGAAGGCCAAGAAGAAGGCCACGAGTCTCGTTGGGCAAATGCTAACACAACAAACTTTCCTTATTTACTTTATAAACAAACCGACACAGACGGCAGACCTGCTCCTGCTCCACAACGTATTGACTCCAACGCCAACTTAGCCCCAATGATCCAAGCACAACAAGCACTCGATGAGTTAGCAGGTCGTGTTACTGGTATCTTTGATCCTATGCTTGGTGGTATGACGGGCAACGATTCAGGCTTTAGTCGTTCATTGGCTTTGCAAGAGGGCGAGCTTAGCACGCTACAATTCTATCATAACCTTGAGCTAAGTATTAAGCAGACCACCCGTGTTTGTTTAGAGCTTCTCATTCGTGACCTTGGGCCACAGATGTATAAGTTCAGAGATGAAAACGGAGACGTTGAAGAGCGTGAGCTTGACTTTGGTGAGCTAGGTGTTAAGATGGAAGACCTTGATGTTTCAACAAGCGCAGGCCCAATGTATGCTAACCAAAAGCAAGCATCATTGATTGCGTTAGAATCATTTGGTGCAAGCGACCCTGAGACTAGGTTTATAATGCGTGACAAGATTATGGCCTTACAAGATTTTGACGGGGCTACTGAATTAGCAGAACGATTCAAGAAAATGTTACCACCTGAGCTACAAGATCAAGACGCTGAAGCCCCTGACCCTGAAGCACTCCAAGCACTACAAGCGCAAGAGCAAGCAATGACAGAGATGGAGCAAGCACACCAAGCACAGAGTGCGAATTATATTAGACTTATTGAACAATTGCAAAACGAGTTGCAGTCAAGAGAACAAGACAACGCAACCAAGATCGCAGTTGAACAAATGAAGCAAGAAGCTGAGACGGCCCGTAATACACAGGACAATCTAACGGATATTGCAGAAGCAGAAATTAAGCAAGGGCAAGAGATCAACAAAGAAGAGATTAAGCAAGTAGGCGAGACGATGAGAGCGACAATGCAACAAGTCACAACATCTGAGCCCACGCAAATCTCGACAGACATTGAGCCGACCCCTAACTTATCAAGCCCTGTCATAGGTGGGGCACAACTCAACGAAGACTAAACTTCATTAAAAAATGTTATAGGCAACCTTGGAGGCCAAAATGTCAGAAGAAATCCATGAAGAAATGGCAGAGATTCTAACCGAAGAAACACAGACAACCGAAACCGCAGAGTCATCACCTGCACAAGCTGAGCAACTTGAAGAGGAAAAGCAAGAGGAAACCCTAGAGGAACGTCTTGAGAGAATTGAAAAGGAAAACGAAGCTTTAGCACGTGGTCGTGAGTCAATGAAGAAACGCATTGATAAGATCACAGCACAAAAATATGATGTAGAGGGTAAGTACAAGCAAGAGCTTGAAGCTTATCAGCAAAGGTTGAGAGAGTACACAGGCGAAGAATTAACACCACAGAGCGAACCTGTGCAGAACCAAGCCCCAACAAGGGAACAGCTAAAGGCTGAGATTAGGCACGAGGAAGAAGTTGAAAAACTTAAGGCAAACGCAGAAGTAATGAGTCTTTTCCAACAGCGAGCAGAATCACAAAGCAACCCATTTGTAAACAATCCTTTGATTGACCAAGTGGTGCGAAACGTGGGCTTTCCGTTAGAAATTGTCGAAACGATTTTAAAAGATGACGACTTATGTGATGACTTAAGCGGAACTGAAGACCCGTATCGAATCACTAAACTTTTAACTAAGGCGCAGGTTCGGCATGAATTTGCAAACGCTTCACAAGAAGACGTTCCAAGCAAACCTAAACGTAACGCCAAAAAACCACCTGCTAAACCGAGTGGTGCAAGCGGTAACAGAGTTGATGTTAAAAACATGAGCCCTGAACAGTATGCACTATATAGGCGTAAGCAGAAGTACGGCGTATAAATTAATGGAGGCCACAAATGGCTAATACAATTTTAACCCCAGATGAGATCACCAAAAATGCGGTGGCAGTACTACATGAAGAGCTACAACTTGTAAACAAAGTAGACCGTCAATATGACGCTAGCTTTGCAAAAGCAAACGCCAAGATTGGTGATACTTTAAGAATCCGTAAGCCTGCACAATTCACAGTTGCTGACGGCCCAGCGCTTTCTACACAAGACTTCACAGAGCAACAAGTAACACTTGCTGTGGCAACGCAAAAACACGTTGACACTGAGTTCGGAACTGATGAGCTTACTCTTGATTTAGACTCTTTTGAGTCACGTGTTTCTAAACCTGCTATGTCACGTTTAGCGGCCGAAATCGAGACTGTAACAGCTGACAATTTATATTCACAGATCGGAAACTATGTTTTCAATTCAGGTGGATTGACTTGGAAGAACGCTGTACAAGCAGGCGCAATCATGACTCAAAACTTAGCACCAACTGACATGCGTTATATGATGGTTGACCCTCTTACACAAGTTGAAATCCTAGACAACACCAAAGGCTTATTTCAATCTGCTGAACAAATTAAGAAGCAGTATGAAAAAGGTATTATTGGCCGTACTGGTGGTTTTGATTGGTACGAGACTACTTACAACCCGTCTATTGTTATCGGTGCTGATGTTGCAGGTACAGTGAATGATACATACGCAGAAGGTGAAACAACTATCACTCTTGCAGGCTTTGGTGCAAACCAAGTTATCGCAAAAGGTTCAGTTATCACTATCGCAGGTGTATTCATGATCCAACCTGAGACTAAGAAAGTATATGGCAACCTTAAAGGTATTCCTGTACTAGCTTCGGCAACGGCTGACGGCGCAGGTGCTGTGACTGTTACTATCCCTGCATTGTATAGCTCGGCAAGTGGAGCGATTCAAAACGTTTCTGCATTACCTGCCAATGGTGCGGTTGTGACTCTTGTTGGTTCTGCTGACTCTACATTACGTAGCTCAGTAGCTTTCCACAAGAACTTCGCCACATTCGTAGGTGCAGACATTTGGGTTCCAAATGGTGTTCATATGGCTTCTAAGTCAACTTATGAAGGCGTAACACTTCGTATGGTTTCACAATACGACATTAACACAGATAAAGCTCCAGTACGTTTCGATGCGATCTTCGGATCACAAGTTATTCGTCCTGAGTTAGCCTGTAAATTGTTCGAACCAAACGTATAATCTTAAGGGGGTGTAAAAGCCCCCTTATTTTTTAATGGAGTTACAATGGAAAAGAAGACTAAGAAAGCAAAAGCGCCAAAGGTTGAAATAAACAAAGCACCTGACGGCATACTTTTTCCACGTATTTGCTATGACTCAAAAGGTCAAGGCAAGGTGATGGACAAAGAAACATTTGAGAAATCTGATTATAAGATTTTTAATAAGTAATATATGGGGGTTTCGGCCCCCTTTTTTTCATAAGGTTTTAAAATGGCAACTACAAGAGATATTATATTAGACGCTTATATAACGTCGGGCATAAAGGGGCTTGCTCAAGATGTTGAGGGTGAGGAGTTGGCTTTTGCGCTAAAGCAATTCCACAAGATTATTGACGATTTAAACACGCAGAACCTTTGGTCATATTCTTATGTAGAGCTTACGGGTAATCTCGTAGGAGGCCAAGACACATATACTATTGGACCCACAGGTGACATAGTAGGCGCACGACCATTTGAGATTGAGTCGTTTGCTGTTGTGCAAGATAGGTCTTATCGCCCACTTAGCGTGATGGGTAATAAAGACTTTTTTAATTTACGCAGAACCGAAGACGTGCAGGGTCAACCTTACGTGTTCAGGTATCAGCAAGACTACCCAAATGGGACTATTCAAGTTTACCCTGCTCCTAGCATAAATTATGAGTACAAAATACAAGCACAATTATTAGTGACTGAGTATGGTATTAATGATGTAATATCATTACCGGCAGGTTATGTTGGTTATTTAGAGTACGCACTAGCAGACAGATTGGCAAACTTGCAACGCTCACCAAATCCAATGTTGACAGAAGAAACACGCAAGAGATTGAGCAATATCAAGAACCAAAATAGAGATATGACACGCTTGCGCACTTATGAGCTCCCTGCTTCACGTTCAAACCAAAGCTCATATAATATTTACACAGATCAAAACGGGTCGTTGATATGATACCATTTGCAGACCAATCAAACCAGCACAGATCGAGAGACGAGGGCAGTTCATACCTTGACAACTTCTACAAAGAAAGCGTTGAGGGTGGTAAATATCCTTTTGTACTCATTGGCACGCCTGTTACAGAGACGTGGGCTAATTTGGGCACGTATGGCCAATGCAGAGGCTTACACACGACCGCTAACGCTACAAACTCACCTTTTGGTGTGTATGGTAGCAAGCTTATTGAGATTATGAGCGATGGCACGGGTGAGATAAGGGCCGATATTGGCAACCAAGGCTCTTTTGTGTCAATGGCTGACAATGGCTATTATTTAATGATCGCAGACGGCGTGAATTTGTGGGCTTATAACTTTGATTCTGAGATACTACAAGAAGTAACACCTGCTGATTTCACCGCGCCAACATTTGTGAAGTATTTAAAACAACGCTTTGTGGCTATTAACGCAGACCCAACAAGGCTGACGGGTGATGAGCAAGTGCCAAACTCGAATAAAATTTATTATTCCGAGGTAGGCCCTGACGGCTGTTTAACGTGGCCCAAACTAAACTTTTTTAGCAGTGAGAGCACAGCAGACGCAAACACAGGAATGGCAATTGCCGGCAATGCGTTGTGGGTGTTTGGTACTCAGTCTTATGAAGTGTACGGCTTACAAGCTGATCCAAATAATCCTTACACACCTATCGGTGGTGGTGCTAGTGAGCTTGGTTGTTCAGCTTCTTTTAGTGTTTCAACTATTGGTGGCCAGGTGTTTTGGCTTGGCTCAAGTAGGTCGGGCAAAAACCAAGTGTTTATGAGTAATGGCTATTCGCCCGTTCCTATTTCAACACATGCAATTGAGTTTCAGTTGGGTGAGATTGACGACACGTCAGACGCTATCGGCTGGACTTACCAACAAGAAGGCCACGTGTTCTATGTGCTCACTTTGGTTGGTGGTAATAAAACATTTGTATATGATGTGACCGAGGGCGTGTGGCACAACAGAAGCACAAGGCGTAAGCTTGTTAATGTGGTCGATCGTTGGGCTCCTACTTTCTCTTGCTTTGCTTATGAGCGTGTTTTGTGTGGCTTTAATAACCAAGAGGGCGGTGATTCACTTGTATTAGAGCTTAAGCTAGGCGGTGGCACAGATTGGGACGGCAGACCCGTTGTAAGGACTGCTCAAGGTGTTCACCTTTGGGACGACCTTAAACCTGTGTTCTATAAAGACCTAAAGGTCGACATACAAGTTGATGCCAAGCAAGAAGGCCAAGGCTCAAACCCTATCTTAATGATGGAATATTCAGATGATGGTGGTTATACATTTAGCTCCCAACGATTTGGGACGACAGGCAAGATTGGTAAGTACAAATGGCAGTGTAGTTATACCTTTTTAGGTTCTGCACGTTCACGAGTATTTAAATTTACTTTCTCTGATCCTAACGCAATTACATTTCTTGGCGTTCGTGCTGAGTTGGAGGGCTCAAATGCTTATTAATGAAGCCCCAATGGAGGAGCGTGACGCACTAAGCCCAATATGGTTGCGCTTTTTCGCAAGTGTGGGAAAATCACTCCAAGGTGAGTGGGGTTCTTACACGGCACCGCTTGAGTCAACCACAGACGGAACGCAGACGGTGAAGATTAGAAACAAGGGCGCAACAGCCCAAATACAAATTAAAATAGAAGGTATAACGAGCACAGGTGTTTTGACGTTGCCATATAGCGTAGAAGAAACTATATTGAGTGTATGGGATTATAACACCCAGTCAGTATTAGATGGCGCATTAGTAGACGGCAACCTCATCACCTTGCCAAACGTAACAGGCTCAACGAGCATAATGATTACGGGAGAGGTGATAAAATGGACCCAATCTTAACCCCAGCACTAATTGGCGCAGGCACTAATATACTTGGTGGCTTGCTTGGTGGTATGGGCGCACAAAGCGCACAAGAAGCAGACGCACAACTTCGCAAGGAAATGATGGAGCGTCAAATAGCTGAACAACGCCAAGCTTACGGCGATATTTCACCAACTTATCAACCATATATGGACGTAGGTCAACAGGGCTTGGCTGGCTTATCTGAGCTAGGCAGAACAGCAGGGCAGTATGACTTTACGCCTTCTGAGTTTGCGTACAACAAAACAACACAAGACTTTTTAGACCCTTCAATGGATTTCCAACAAGACCAAATGCGCAGACAGCTTGAGGCTAGTTCTGCTATGCGTGGTAATCTGTTGAGCGGTGGTGCTCTTAAGGAACTACAAAGCCGTGGAGCACAATTAGCACAAACAGACTACGCCAACGCAGACCAACGCATGATGAATGATAAGCGTTTTGCTTATGGTTCTTTTATGGATAACGCCAACGCACGCCGTCAAGCATTACAGCAAGGTTTTCAAAACCGCATGGGAATTGCAGGGCAACAAGCAGGACTTGGGCAGTTTGGCACAAGCGGAAATGCTAATGCACGCATTGGTGTGGGTAATAACGTAGGTAGCGCAATTGGTAATCAAATTAACCCAATGGCACAAGGTGCACAAGTTGGTGCAAGTGCGCCGTACATGATGGGGCAAGGTGTTTTAAATAGCTTGGTGAACAAAGACACAATGGGAGCTTTGGGCCAATATATGACACCACAAGGTCAAGCAAGACCAATATCAAATGACCCAATGGCAGACTATTACAGAACACAGGGTGGCATACCTAGTGGCAATGTAAACACAGGGAGACCCTAACATGGCTACTCTAGCAGAAGCATTATTAAAAGCAAGCACAATCCCACAGACGGGCTTAGTGGACGCTTTCCAACAAGGCCAACAAAGAGGTCGTCAGGCTAACTTAATGGGCTCTTTGGCAGGTGGTGCGCCTCGTAGTGAGGTGTTATCGCAGTTGGCTTATGTTGATCCTATGATGGCAGGGCGTGAGATGGGAATGTTTAAAACGGGTGCAAGTCGTGAGACTGATGCACAACGTCAACAAAAGAGACTTGCAGACGCAGGCCCATTAAGAATGGAAGCGGTGGCACTTGCTAACAAGATTAGACAAAGTTTGTCTGACCCTGACTATGATCCACAAGAAGATTTTGGCAAATACAAGCTTTTAGAAAGTGAGTATTTTACTGCATCTAATGGTAAAAAGCTAGACGTGGACTTATTCACACTTACTGAAGAAGCTAGAAAGCAGGGTAAGTTTGGGATGGATCAAGAAAAACTTGGAATGGATAAAACAGAGTTCAAGCAAAAAACGATTGATAGATTCCGTAAAGAGTGGGTTTCTACTATTGATGTGCTTAAAAACATTCCTAAAATTCGCACATTTGCTAACCAAGCTAAAAAAGGCTCTCAAGTTGGTTTTCAGAACTTACTTAAAAGTGTTTCTCGTATGGGTTCAAATGAGGCTCTTTCAGATTCAGAACGTGACGCATTGAAGAGTGGTAATCTTGGGGATCAATTTCAAGCTTTTTTTAATCGTATGTTTGGCAGTGGTGTTGATGCATCACCAAAAGATGTAACCGCTTTACTTGCTTTAATTGATGATATGATGCCACGCCTAATGGGTCAAGCTGAAACAAACTATAAAGCCGAAGAAGCCGACCTAGTAGCAGACACAGGCGCAAATAAGCAAGAGGTGCGCAGGCGAGCACTCAAAGGGATTCCTACTAAATGGGCTCCTGTGATGGGGCCTGTTAGTGGTTTTCAGAAAAAAGAAGACGCTAGTGGAACAAGCGGAGCACCAAACACAGCAACACCACCAAGTGACGGTGCT